CCGGGCGCTCGACTTGACGAGCAACGTGCTCAGTACCGTGGCGCCGCCGGGCCTGGCGTTTGGGCGCGTCTTCTACCTCGACGGCTACCTGCTCAGCCATGATCCCGGCACGCGGCGCTTCTACTATAGCGACCTGTTCGACGCTTTGACCTGGAACGTGCTGAGTTTCTACGAAGCGGAGGGCCGGCCGGACCCGATTACCACCCTCTTTGTCGATCACCGGGAACTGTGGATTCCCGGTGCGCAGAGTGGCGAAGTGTGGTACTCGACGGGCGACAGCCTCAACCCGTTTGCGCGCATGAGCGGCGTCTTCCTGGAGCAAGGCTGTCAGGCGCCCTTTAGTGTCGCGGCCCTCGACAATACGCTCTTCTGGCTGGGGGGAACGCCTCGGGGCGAGGGGCCGGTGTGGATGGCGCAAGGGTACCAGCCCGTTCGGATCAGCACGCATGCCCTCGAAAGTGCCATGAGCGGCATGAGTACCGTGGTGGATGCGATGGCGTTCACCGTGCGACATGGCGGCCATGCCTGGTACGGCCTGGACTTCCCCACGGGCGGCGAAACGTGGCTCTATGATACCAGCACACAAGCGTGGACGGAACTGGCGCAGCTGGAAACTGACGGCACCCTGACCAACTATCTCAGCCATCATCACTGTATGGCATTTGGGGAGCATCTGTGGGGCGATCGCACGACCGGCCAGCTCTACATTTGGGATAGCGCGTATCATCGCTACGGGACCAAAGAACGCCTGTGGCAGCGCACGGCGCCCCACCTGCGGAGCGAGGGGCGGCGCATCACGTATGCCTCCTTTGAACTGCTGATGCAAGCGGGCGTGGGGCTGGACGGGGCCGAGGCGCCGGGGGATGACCCGCAGGTGCGCTTACGGTGGAGCGACGACGGGGCGCAGACCTGGAGCCATGAGCACTGGCAGGCCGCCGGGCGGATTGGCCAGACCACGCAACGCATGCGGTGGCACCGGCTTGGCCAAGCGTACCGGCAACGGGCATTCGAAGTGGGAGGGACGGACCCGGTGCAGATCGCCATTTATGGCGCGAACGTGGAGGTACGCTAGATGGCGGACGAGCTGAGCCCGCCGTTGTTTCGTGAGCCGTTGGTCGAACGTGAGCGCCTGACCGTGACGGCGCTGTGGACGCGCTGGCTCGACACGCTTTTTCGGCGGCAGGGGAGTGTGGAGGCGCGCTTAGTGGACTTAGAGGCGCGGGTCACTGCGCTGGAGGCCCCGTAAATGGTCATTCCTCTTTTGATTCTCGGCGCGGCGGCACTGGCCGGCGCCGGAGCCAGTATCTATGGAGGGGCGAAGTCTGCCAGTGCCGCGAAGCAGGCGGCCGCCACGCAAGGAAATGCGGCCGCGCAGGCGCTCCATTTTGAGCGCGAGCAATGGGTGCAGCAACAGGCAGACCTGGGTCCGTGGATGGCGCAGGGCCGGGATGCGCTAGGCCAGATGCGCTATCAGGCCGATGTGGCCCGGGATCAGCCCGGCTGGCAGAACCCGTCGCGCGGGCTGACGGCGATTGGCGGCGTGGACCCCAGCCAGTACCGGTGGACCCCGCCCGAGACACTGAACCTCGACGCGCACCGCTACACCCCACCCCCGACCGTGGACCCCAACCAGCACCGCTTTCAGAGCCCGGCGGCGCTGAACCCGCAGGACTACCGCTACACGCCGCAGGCGGCCTACAATGCGCCCTCCCTCGATGCGAGCGCGTACCGGTACACCCCCCGGCAAGCCCTCGATGCGAGCGCGTACCGGTACACCCCCCGGCAAGCCCTCGACGCGAGCCAGTTTGCCTATCGACCGGACACCTACACCCCGACCAGTACCCAGGGCCTGGGAGACTTTACCTTCAAGCCCCCGACCGTGACGGATGATCCGGGGTACCAGTTCCGACTGACGCAAGGCCAGCAGGCGATTGACGCGAGCGCGGCGGCGCGCGGCGGCCTGACCAGTGGCGCCACTCTTAAGGCCCTCCAACGCTATGGGCAGGACCTCGGCAGCCAGGAGTATGGCGCGGCATATGGTCGCTCCTGGCAGCAACAGCAAGAGGCGTATGAACGCACCGCCTTTGCAAACATGACGAACGAAGAGCGGCAGCGGTTCGCCAGCATGACCAACGAGGAGCGCGCCCGCTACGCGAACCAGGCCAATTATGGCCGGGCCTTCGCCCAGGATATGACTCAGGAAGAGCGGGACCGGTACGCGAACCAGGCCACCTATGGCCGGGCCTTCGCCCAGGATATGACTCAGGAAGAGCGGGACCGGTACGCGAACCAGGCCACCTATGGCCGGGACTATACGCAGAACCAGGACACCTACGCGCGGGGCCTGACGGCGAATATGACGGACGAGGAGCGCGCCCGCTACGCAAACCAGGCAGACTATAGCCGGGGCCTGACGGCGGATACGACCGCCTACGCCCGCGCTTTTGGGGAAAATACGCAGTATTATGACTGGCTGACCCAACAGCAAGAACGGGACTTTAGCCAGGGGTTGACCGTGAACGAGTTGGACTATGCGCGCATGGATGCGCAAAAGCGACTGGCAGCCGAGCGGGGCCTGATGGCCAATCAACTCGACTACAGCCGGGCCTTTGCCGGGAATGAGCAGGACTACAGCCGGGCTTTTGCCGGGGAGGAGCAGGCGTACCAGCGCGCCTGGCAGGAGTTTGCTGCGCAACGGGAAGATCAGAGCCAGCTCTGGAATCGCTACGCCCAGATGGCCGGGTATGGCGTGGGCGCCACCTCGCAGCTCGGGCAGCTCGGCGCCGCCTACAGCAGCCGGGCAGGCGACTATATCACCCAAGGGGGCAATGCCCAGGCCGCAGGCATCGTGGGAAGCAGCAATGCCTGGAACCAGGGCCTGACCGGCGCAGCCAGCAGTCTGGGGCAAGGGGCCAACAATTATGCACTGTTCCAGATGTTACAAAGCCGCCGCTAAGGGAGGCTCGCATGCCGATTGACGCCCGCATTCCCCTGCAAGGGATTCCGTTCCAGCCTCCACGGTTTGACCTGGGGGACACCTATGCGCAGGTAGCACGCATCCAGGCACTGGAGGAGCAACGCCGGGGGCAGGCACTTCTTAATCGGGGGAATGAACGCGCACTCACGCGGGAGGACGCCTGGCAGGCTGCGATGGCACAGGTGTTTACGCCCCCACCGGCAGCGGCACAAGGCCTGAGCGGTACGCCCCAGCCGCCAGCCCAAGGGCTCACGGCTCCGCCGATGGCGGCCCAGACGCTGCCGGCGAGCCCGGCACAAGGCCAGTATGGCTTGATGGCCCCGCCCCGCCCGCAGGGCATGCCATCAAGTTTAACGCAGGCCCCGGCCGCGCTGCAGGCTCCTATGATGCTGGGACCCCAGCCGGCCCAGGGGCTCACCGCCCCGCCGGCGGGACTCCCTGGCGCCCCATCCCCACCAGACGGGCTGACCGCCCCTGCCCCACGACGCACGCCCAATCCCCTGGCGCAGCTCGTGCAGCCGCTCAACCTGGAGGCGCTGCAGCAGGCGTATCTGCTTGATCCCGAGCGCACGGGGCAGGCCCACGCCCGGCATGTGCAGATGCAAGGGCAACAGTTGGCGCAAGCAAAACAGCTCACCACGCGGCTCTATACGGGCTTCAAGCGGATGCTGGGGAGCGACAACCCGCAACGGGCCTACGAGGTGGGAGTCCAACAGCTCCGGCGGGAAGGCGTGCCGCTCCCCGATGATTTGCCCCCGACGGTTGATCCGGCGTGGCTGGCGTTTACCGTGGACAGCCTGCGCACGACCGAAACGGACCTGGCGGAGCTGAACGTGGAGCAGGAGCGGGCGAAGCTTCGGCTCGACCAGTTCAAGGCGGCCACTGAACGGGTGAAGGCGGAGGGGGAAGCGCAGAAGCCCCAAGTGGATCAGGACCGGTTGGAGCTTGACCGGGAGAAGTTGCGCCTTGATGAGCGCAAATTTCAGCGCGAGCAAACCAAGGCGGGGAGTGAGGTGGAATACCTCGATACCCCGCAAGGCCGGATCGCTGTCCCCAAGTACCCTGACGCGGGCGGCGCGGCCGTCGGGGCGCGGCCGGTTACGGTGGATGGGCAGCCAGCCATGGGGGCCGCCGGGCACGCGGCGCTGGAACAGACCCGCAGTGCCGAACTCAAGGCGCAAACACACTACGATCAGCTCGCATTGCCGTATCGCCAGGTGCGTGATGCCATGGGGCGCATCACGGCGACGGAAGGGGAGAATACCCCAGCTGGGGGCCTCTCGCTCCTTTATGCGTATATGAAAATGCTGGACCCAGACACCGGGATTCGTAATGAAGAAGTCCGTAACGCGGAGAGCCTGGGCGGATTGCCCGGGCAGGCCTACCGCTGGATTGCGCATCTGAAGGGCGATAATCCGCTTCCGCCCAAAGTGCAGCAGGATTTTCTGGCCAGCGCGAAGAAACTGTATACGCAGTATAGAAAAGATTATGAAGATGTTGCCGAGCAGTACCGGGCGCTGGTCACGCGCCAGGGGCTCAATCCAGACAATGTGGTCTTAGATTTTCGCTCAACGACGCCGGCCGGGGGACGGGCGGGTGCCCCCCCCACCACGGGCACCCGCCCGGTGGGGGAGATGAGCCGAGAGGAGCTTCGGGCTGAGCGCGAGGCTTTACGAGGGAAACGCTAATGCCGCTCAGCCGCACGGACATCCAACGCTTGGTTGAAGTCGAAGCCGCACTCGCTGGCGTCTTTCCCCCTATGGCCCTCGCCGTGGCACAGCAGGAATCGAACTTCGATCCATCGGCCCGCTCTCCCAGGGGCGCCCTGGGGGTCATGCAACTGATGCCAGCGACTGCCAAGGGGCTTGGGGTCAATCCGGCCGATGTCGGGGAGAACATTGCAGGCGGTGTCAAATATTTGGCGGAGCTGGCGCAACGCTACGGCGGCGATCCCTCCCGCACGTTGGCGGCCTACAACGCGGGGCCAGGAGTGGTGGACAGCTACGGGGGGGTGCCACCGTTTAAAGAGACGCGGGGCTATGTGGCCAAGATTCTGGGCATGCTCAGTCCCGCAAGTGCCGAAGCAGCGGCCCCGAGCCCTCCGACGCGATTGCAGGCCATCGAAGCGGAAC